GTTAAGCGTGAATGGTGGAAAATCTGGGAGAAAGATGACCCGCCATACTGTGACTATATCTTGCAGACGTGGGATACGGCGCATGAGAAGCACACACGGGCGGACTATTCAGCTTGTACGACGTGGGGTGTCTGGTACAACCCAGAAGATAACGACCAGCCTAACCTGATACTGCTAAATTCTTACAAAGAACGCCTAGAGTGGGTCGAGCTTAAGAAAAAAGCGTTCGAACACTACAAGGAGTGGGAGCCAGACGGGGTACTTATAGAAAAGAAGGCGACAGGTGGTCCTCTCATTTATGAGTTTCGTGCAATGGGTATCCCTGTACAAGAGTTTACACCGGGTAAGGGACAAGACAAGATAAGTCGCTTAAATAGTGTCTCTGACTTGATAGCTAGTGGTAAAGTCTGGGTTCCTGAGACACGCTGGGCTGAAGAGTTAATTGACGAGGTAGCGTCATTCCCGTCAGGCGAGCATGATGACTTGGTGGATGCGACAACATTAGCATTGATGCGGTTCCGCGCAGGGGGCTTCATACGCCTGCCGAGTGACGAGCCAGATGAGCCTAGGTTCTTTAAATCACACAAGAGAGCGGCGTACTACTGATGCGTTTTTTAGAGACAGTTAAGTTTTGGTGGCGGGTTAAAAAGGCCAACCGCAAGTTATTACAAACGCTAAAAACGGCGGATAGGACGCCGTACGTAACGACTAAAGAGGATGTGGACGAATGGTTTGAAAAGAACCCGTTCAAGATTACGCGTGAAGAGCTTTGCGCCCGACGCACCATAGTAGAAGTGCGCAAGGTACCCGTGCATACATTTAAGGACATCTGATGTCTAACTTCACCTGTATGTACTACGAGAAAGCGATGCCACGGGCATTCTGTGACTACGTCAAAGGCTCGATAGATTGGGCTGTGGCGCAGGACGCTACAGTGTACAAGGATGAAGGCGCTGAAGTATCTAAGATACTCCGCAGGGCTAGTATCGTGTCGCAAGACTTGATGTCACCTATAGGTTCAGTGTGTAAGAACTACTTGATAGACGGCGAGAGGCAAGGTCAGTGGGTCAAGACCATCTGTGACTTTGATGTCGTGCAGATCATTAGATACGGCGAGGGTGGGCACTACATGTGGCACAACGACGTGCTGCCGCCACGAGACGGAAAGGTTAGAGGGGTATCACTAGTGATGCTCTTGAACGACCCATCAGAGTTTGAAGGTGGGCTGCTACAGATTAAAGACAAAAGCGACAACCTCCTAAAGAATCAGGGGGACATAGTTGTGTTCGATGCAAAAGCCGAACACCGTGTGACTCCAGTAACCCGTGGTGTCAGATACGCCGCCGTGTGCTGGGCCTATACATATTACGAGGAATAATCATGAGTATCGAGAAAGGCTTATACGCAGCGCCGCTAGGCTTGGATCAAGAGGCGGAAGATTCTGACTTACATATAGAGATAGAAGACCCAGAGTCAGTCACTATAGGTAACGATGGGTTTGAGTTAGAGATTCGCAAAGGTGATCCGAACGAGGATGACTTTGATGCTAACTTGGCTGAAGAGATGGATGATGCTGAGTTGTCTCTGTTAGCAAGCGAGTTGCTGGGTGACTTTGATGATGACATCAGTTCACGTAAGGATTGGTTGCAGACTTACGTCGATGGCCTTGATCTGTTGGGGATGAAGCTTGAAGAAAGAACGGAGCCGTGGGCGGGTGCTTGTGGTGTTACGCATCCCCTCCTATCAGAGGCGCTTGTTAAGTTCCAAAGTGAAACGATTATGGAGACGTTTCCAGCAGCGGGGCCTGTCAAGACTAAGATCATTGGTAAAGAAACGCCAGAGAAAAAGGATGCGGCGGAACGCGTACAAGCAGATATGAACTATCGCTTGACGGAAGAAATGCCTGAGTATCGTCCAGAACACGAGCGTATGTTGTGGGGCTTGGGTCTGTCAGGTAACGCATTCAAGAAAGTTTATTACGATCCATCATTAGGTCGTCAGGTATCTATCTATGTAGCCGCAGAAGATGTTGTTGTGCCCTACGGTACATCAGACTTAAGAACAGCAGATCGTGTCACACATGTGATGCGTAAAACAGAAAACGAAATTCGTCGTTTGCAAGTTGATGGCTTCTATCGTGATATAGACTTAGGTGAACCAAGTAATACACTAGACGAAGTAGAGAAGAAGATCGCAGAGAAGATGGGCTTCAGAGCAACAACTGATGACCGTTACAAACTTCTTGAGATGCAGGTTAATCTTAATCTGCCCGGTTACGAAGACGAGGATGATATAGCACTGCCATATATCGTCACTATAGATAAGGCAAGCCAGAAGGTGCTGGCTATTCGTCGTAATTGGCAACCAGACGACAAACTAAAACTCAAACGCAATCACTTCGTTCACTACGGTTACATCCCCGGCTTTGGCTTCTATTGCTTTGGCCTCATTCATTTAATCGGTGCGTATGCTAAATCTGGAACTTCCATTCTGCGCCAACTGGTTGATGCAGGAACCTTGTCGAACCTTCCGGGTGGGCTTAAATCTAGAGGCCTCCGAGTTAAAGGCGATGACACCCCAATTACTCCGGGAGAATTTAGAGATGTCGATGTCCCGAGTGGAAGTATTAGGGACAACATCCTCCCCTTACCATACAAAGAACCATCGCAAGTTTTAGCATCGTTGATGAATCAAATCATTGACGAGGGTCGTCGCTTCGCAAGTGCGGCTGATCTGCAAGTTAGTGATATGTCGGCTAACTCACCTGTGGGTACAACGCTAGCTATCTTAGAGCGTACGCTCAAGATTATGTCAGCGGTTCAAGCTCGTATCCACTACTCGATGCACGAAGAACTACGTCTGTTAAAAGACATCATTCGTGACTACACACCTGAAGATTATTCTTATCAGCCAGAGACAGGTGATCGCCAAGTTAAGCAGTCAGACTATGACCAAGTAGACGTCATTCCTGTATCTGATCCTAACGCAGCAACGATGTCGCAAAAGGTTGTTCAGTATCAAGCGGTACTGCAACTAGCACAGAGCGCACCTCAGTTGTATGACATGCCACTGCTACATCGTCAGATGTTAGATGTGTTGGGTATTAAGAATGCACAGAAGCTTGTACCGATGCCAGACGATCAGCGTCCGCGTGATCCAGTAACAGAGAACATGAACGTGCTGAAAGGCAAACCTGTTAAGGCGTTCTACTATCAAGATCACCAAGCACACATCGCTGTACACCAATCAGCAATGCAAGACCCGAAGATTCAATCCGTGATGGGTCAAGACCCCAACGCACAAGCATTGATGGCTGCTATGCAAGCACATATTACAGAGCACCTAGGCTTTGAATATAAGAAGCAGATCGAGCAGCAGATGGGTATGCAGATTCCTGACTACGACGAGGATGATGCACAAGAGATTCCAAAAGAGATGGAGACTCAGATTGCTCAGATGGCAGCACAAGCATCGCAGCAACTTCTACAACAACATCAGCAAGAAGCTCAACAGCAGCAAGCACAGCAACAGATGCAAGACCCTGTCATTCAGATGCAGATGCAAGAGTTGGCTATCAAACAGGCCGAACAGAAGCGCAAGGCAGACAAAGATGCCGCAGACGCAGAACTCAAAGCAGCGCAGATCGAGGTCGAAAAAGAACGCATCAAGTCACAGCAAGAAATTGCTGGTGCCAACATGGCTATGAAACACATAAACGACAAAGATCGTTTGCAAGCGGAGCAGGAAAGAGAAGGCTTCCGTCAAGGTATTCAAGTTTTACAAAAGCGACATGAAGGCCATCAACAGCGCCAACATCAGCTAATGCAACAAGCCAATAGACCTCCCAAAAAAGGTGAATGATGAACAAAGTCATTGAAGTAGTTTTACAGGAGTTGCGTGCCAGACGCACGCAGTTATCCGAAGCAGCCGCTTCAGGCGCGGCTAAAAGCTACGAGGACTATAGATACATGTGTGGTGAGATTCGAGGCCTCACCAACGTGGAGATGTACTTACTTGACCTCGCAAAAAACTTGGAGCATTTCGACGATGACTGAAATCCTAATCGGCTCAAACCCCGATAGCTTGGATGCAACCGTATTACCTCAGACCGCAGAAGAAAAGGCGACTCAACTACCAGCACCTGTTGGGTACAAAATTCTGGTGGCTCTACCCGAGGCAGAAGAGAAGTTTGAAAGCGGCCTTATTAAATCCGATGAAACTAGGCGGAATGAAGAAGTGCTGGCTACAGTATTTTTTGTCGTAGCCCTAGGCCCTGACTGCTACACCGACAAGGAACGGTACCCCACCGGCCCGTGGTGCAAGCCGGGAGACTTTGTTTTAGCACGACCCAACTCAGGTACCCGCCTAAAGATTCACGGGCGCGAGTTTCGGATGATTAACGAGGATACCGTTGATGCTGTGGTTCAAGACCCACGCGGCATTTCTAGGGTATAGGAGGTAATAAAATGGCAACAATCGACAAACCCGAGTACAAATTCCCAGACGAGATAGAGTCAACTATGACTCGTCCCGATGATGAGGTAGAGGATGTAAGAGTTGAGATCGAAGACGACACGCCGCCAGAGGACAGGGGCAGAAAGCCCATGCCCAAGGAAGTTGTTGACGAATTAGAAACAGATGAGTTGGAAGAATATTCTGACAAAGCAAAAGAGCGCCTAAAGCAGCTTAAGAAAGTCTGGCACGACGAGCGTCGTGAGAAAGACCGTATAGCTAGGGAAAACCAAGAAGCTATTGCTATGGCTAAGCGGGTGCTGGAAGAAAACAAACGCCTCAAGCAAACCCTGTCTTATGGAGAGCAAGAGTACATCTCCACTATGAAGTATGCGGCTGACCGCGACTTGGAGATGGCTAAAGAGAAGTATAAGCAAGCTTTAGATTCTTACGATAACGAACAAGTTATCGCTGCCCAGCAAGAGTTGACGGAAGCTACGCTACGGGCGGACAAAGCAAAGAATTTTAGACCTGCTTTACAAGATATAGAAAATGAGGTACAACTGCCGCAAACTCAGGCCCAGCCTCAAACCGCTGCCCCTGACCCGAAATACGCTAATTGGGTTTCTCGTAATGAGACATGGTTCCAAAAAGACCCTGAGATGACCCAAGCAGCTTTTGGTTTGCATGAAAAGTTAGCTCAACAGTACGGCTCACAATATATTGGTACTGATGACTACTACAAGCGCATTGACAACACAATGCGTAAGAGATTCCCTGAGGCGTTCCAAAACACGCCTGATGAAGACGATGACTATGCTGAATCCAAACCTCAGCGCAGAACGAGTACAGTCGTAGCTTCAGCCAAACGTAGCACGGCCCCGAGGCAGATTAAATTAACCGCGACCCAAGCAGCGCTGGCTAAGAAATTTAAATTAACCCCGGAGCAATATGCTCGTGAAGTCCTCAAATTGGAGAACAAATAATGGCTGAATCTAAATTAACTCGTGAACTCGAAACTCGTGAGACGCAAATGCGCCCTAAGCAGTGGGCACCTGCGGAGTTGCTTCCTGAACCAGACAAGCAGCCGGGTTTCAACTACAGATGGATTCGTGTTTCGACGTTGAATAACGCTGATCCTCGTAACCTATCGGCAAAATTGCGTGAAGGTTGGGAGCCAGTAAGTATTACTGAGCAACCGAAATTTAAACTGCTAATCGATCCAGCTAGTCGCTTTAAGGACAATATTGAGATCGGTGGATTGTTGCTTTGTAAGACTCCGTCGGAGTTTGTTGAACAGCGTAATGCCCACTTCAACGACCAAACTCAGGCGCAGACTCTGGCAATCGACAATAGTTTCATGCGTGAAAACGACCCTCGTATGCCTCTGTTTAATGAGCGGAAGTCTACGACGACGTTTGGCAAAGGTAAGTAACCCTTTAACTTTGGAGTTTAATCATGGCACAAACTGCGCCCTTTCCGACGGTAGCAGCCCCTTACGGGCTACGTCCGATCAATCTGATCGGTGGTCAGGTGTTTGCCGGTTCGACTCGTCTACTCAAAGTAACTAACAACTACGCAACAAGCATTTTCTATGGTGACATAGTTAAGACTGTTGCTGGTGGTACTGTTGAGAAAGACGTTGGCGAAACCACAGCTACACCTGTTGGTATTTTCCTAGGTTGCGTTTATACAAACCCATCCACTTCCCAAAAAACTTACGCACAATACTGGCCCGGCGGCACTACAGCTTCCGACATCTATGCGTACGTTGCGGATGATCCTGATGTTCTGTTCAAAGCTGTTCTGGCTGCGGGTAACACCGAAGACGGTAACGGTCTGACAGTTGCTTTCTTGGGTCAAACAATGATCGGTTCGAACGCTGAACTCGTTCAAAACACTGGCTCTACTCTGACCGGTGATTCGAAAGTGGCTATTTATAGCGCCGCTGGCGGTACAACTACTAACTCGTTGCCTATTCGCATCGTTGACGTAGTGACTGAAACTGCTAATAGCTCCGGTAATTTCTGTGAGTTTATTTGCAAATTCAACGCCCCCTACGCGGTTTCGACGTATAACGCTGGCCCTCCTATTACGGTAACAACTGTAATGACAGGCGGACACCAGTATCTCAATCCGACAGGTATCTAAGGAGTAAATAATGGCTATTTCACGCGCACAACTACTGAAAGAGCTACTCCCCGGTCTGAACGCCCTGTTCGGTTTGGAGTACGCTCGTTACGGCGAAGAGCACAAGGAAATCTACGAAACAGAGACTTCCGAGCGTTCGTTCGAAGAAGAAACCAAGCTGTCTGGCTTTAGTGCCGCTCCCGTTAAAAACGAGGGCAGCGCAATTGCTTATGACAACGCGCAAGAAGCTTGGACTGCTCGATACAACCACGAAACCATCGCTTTGGGTTTCTCGCTGACCGAAGAGGCCATCGAGGACAACTTGTACGACAGCTTGTCTGCTCGTTACACCAAGGCTCTGGCTCGTGCTATGGCTTATACCAAGCAGGTTAAGGCTGCTAACGTCCTGAACAACGGCTTCTCAGCGTCCTACCCCGGTGGTGACGGTGTTGCTCTGTTCTCGGCTTCGCACCCACTTGTCTCTGGCGGCTCTAACAGCAACATCCCTTCAACCGCTGCTGACCTGAACGAAACTTCGTTGGAAAACGCTGTTATTCAGATCGCTGCGTGGACGGATGAACGCGGTCTGCTGATCGCTGCTAAGCCTAAAAAGCTGATCGTTCCACCTGCTCTCCAGTTCGTTGCAACTCGTTTGTTAGAAACCGAACTCCGCGTCGGCACTAACGACAACGACATCAACGCCCTGAAGAACAACGGTTCAATCCCTGAAGGCTATACGATCAACCACTTCTTGACCGACACAAACGCATGGTTCCTGACCACTGACGTTCCTAACGGCATGAAGCACTTTGTTCGTACTCCTTTGGCTAACTCAATGGACGGCGATTTCGACACCGGTAACGTACGTTACAAGGCTCGTGAGCGTTATTCGTTCGGTTGGTCTGACCCACTGGGCATGTACGGCTCAGCAGGTGCGTAATAGCAATCGAGGGGGTTTCGGCCCCCTCTTTTGTGTGGTATAAATGAAGTATTCCGGGAAACCCGGTATGGCAAACAGTCCCGGCTGACGACATGCAGATTGCCATTACCTAACTCGCATGTGAGGACAATTTATCATGGCAGTTTCTACTACCCAAAGCATTTGGCGTTCGGGCGGCGGCGATCAAACTCGTACGTCGTATTGCGGTTCAGGCATGATGGCGGCTCAGTTTTATATCGCTGACGCTTCTGTTGCTACTGCAACCAACGTAACTGTTTCTTCTACTGCTGGTGCTCCAGCTTTAATTCTTCCCGCAGGTGCGGTTGTTACCGGTGTTGTTATTAACGACGCAGGTAGCGGTTCTGTTGACCTTGGTACTACTGGCGTAAGTTCTGGTACGGCTACTGGCGCAGCTATCGCTAACAACCTGTCTGTTGCTTCTCTTGGCGTTGTTACATCTGGCCTGACCCTGACTGCTATTAGCGAACTGTCGTATGTGACTGTAACTATCGACACTTCCGGTTCTGGCACTGTTGGTGGCTACATCACTTACTTTGTTGTCGATCCGCTGGCTGGTCAGCAGAACGTCTAATAAGGAGGCATCACCATGATGCAAACAGACGTTTTAAGTGGACATATAGATACCTCTGGCTTCATCAGTCAGGTTGGGCGTTGTCGTATGAAAAGTATCGTGTACCAAGGAAGCGGTGCTGGGGCGGGTGTCATTGAAATTTACGACACTCTTGTTGCTCCTGTTACTGCTACATACGGACGCTCTGGTGCTACGGTAACTGTGTCTAAAACAGGACATGGCTTATCAACCGGCGACCGTGTAGGTATTGGCTATACAGCGGCTGGTGGTGCATCGGGTACTGACGGCAACTACACAATCACTGTTGTAGATGCTAACTCGTTCACTATTACCGACCCTAACTCTGGTACGGTTTCGGCGGGTACAGCCTGTCGTTATGTTGATGGCACAGGCGGTCGTTGGATGACTTCTTTTTCTACGACTACAAGCCAAACCACACCGGTATCTATATTGATCCCCGGGGAAGGAATGCTAGCGCAGTTTGGTCTGTATGCTTTCTTTTCTAACGCTTCTTTTGTAACCGTGTTCTATGGCTAAGTCACCAGCATGGCAACGCAAGGAAGGCAAGAACCCCAAGGGCGGCTTGAACGCCAAAGGGCGAGCCTCTTACAACGCAGCCAATCCGGGGAAACCCGGGCTAAAAGCTCCGCAACCAGAGGGAGGTTCCCGCAAGGATTCCTTCTGTGCGCGGATGTCTGGGATGAAGAAGAAGTTAACGAGCAAGAAAACAGCAAACGATCCGAATAGTCGTATTAATAAATCTTTGAGAGCTTGGAAGTGCTGACATGGTTGACGATATTCAAACTGCCAGAGAACTTGCAACCCATGCTAATGACATAGCTCATTTGCAGGACGATATGGACGCGATGAAAGAAGACATCAAAGCCATTCGTAAAGCGTTAGAAGACATAGATAAAACATTGTCTGAGGCTAAAGGTGGTTGGAAGGTACTGATGATGGCTGGCGGCACTGTAAGTGCTATCACCGCTGTAGTTGGCTTTTTTACGGGAAGGATGACCCACTAATGAACCGCAAAACTAAACGATACGCAGTAGGTGGCGAGACTGATGAAGCTGGAAAATCAGACGCGTTTAAAGACTGGAAGTCTGACGAGTCTGAGTACGAGCGTAAGGATAACGAAGTAGCGGAAAAGCCTTCTAGCTTTAAGCAAGCTTTTGCTGCCGCACGCAGCGCCGGTGACAAGACTTTTGAGTACAACGGCAAAAAATACACAACTGAAGTAGCGGCTAAGAAATCTACACCACGCCCTGAGCCTAAAGAAACTGTTAAAGAAACAGTGAGTGAACACCTATCAGAGGAGTTTAAAAAACGTCCTGCTGGTACAGGGATGAAAGAATCTGCGCGTCAATCTCGAGTAGATCGTATTCGCCGCAACGTAGGTTCTAACTTAGAAAACTTCGGCATGAAGAAAGGCGGCAAAGTTAAATCCGCATCAGCCCGTGCTGATGGCATAGCTATTCGTGGGAAAACGAGGGCTTAACTGTGAGACTCCCAAATAAATTTAACGGGTATTCGGCAGATGGGGTTCGTTTATATAACAGCCCTCCTGCCGCCGCTGCTGAAGAAAAAAAGGCACCCCCTAAAAATTTAAAGTACACAGCCGATCAGCGTAACCAACTGACGGAACAGTACAACGCGGCTAAAAGTCAACTAGATGCTCATAAGCAAACTAAAGCTGATAAAGACGCGGAATATAAGGCATTCCAGACGGGGCGCACTGCGGATTTAAATGCGTTTAATAAAGACTTTGCGCAAAAACAAAAAGATTTTAATCTTAATTGGACCAATCAACTTAACGGACATAACAAAGAAACCGCAGCATACGTAGCTCAAAGGAACAAAGAAATTGCGGCGATTAAAAACCCGCAAGAGAAAGCTGCTGCGCAAAAAGAATTAGCGCAGTACCAAAACGACCGCAAAATCGAATTTGCTAATCTGAACAAACAAAAAGCAACAGAGACTGCCGCGCTAAACGCGGAAAAAACAAATTGGATGAAAGACTATAACACTAGTCTTGCTGACCAGAAAAAAGATTACGATGCGTTTAATAAACAATACGCAGCTACTTTAGCTGACTACACTAAACAGTTTAATGCGGTTAATCCGCAATACACTGCGGCAACAAACGAATATAAAGTTACAGCAGACCAAGCTAAAAAACTTGGTATGGACGTCGGCGACTACGAAGGTCAACTTCAAGCGCAAACGGAACAGCGTAAGAAAGATGCTGACTTAGCTGCTGTTGCTAAACAACAGGGTATATCTGTTGAACAACTAAAACAAATGCAAGGGCAAAAAGCTGCTGAAGAAGCGCAAGCAGCGGCGATAGCGCAGCAAGAAGCTTTAGCGAAGAAACAGCGGGCAGCGCAAGAAAAAGTACAGGCAGAAAGACAGGCGCAGATAGACGCTCAACGTCAGCAGATGGCTGAGCTTATGGACAAGCGTAAGCAGCAAAACTATTCGCAAGTCTACA